CTCCCGCGCGCGTCCCGCATCTACAAGGCTGACGCCAAGTGGATCCGTACCAAGTACGCGTCCAAGTTCAAGACGTCCATCTCAAAGTAAAATATTTATAAATAATAAATGGCTATGATTCCAGGTGGTGTGGGCCACCAACCAGGCGGCGGTGCGTTAATCGTGGGAGAGGCGGCCCGTGGTTTCGGTCAGGCGGCGTGGCACGCTCTCCGGACGGGCGGGGGGATGATGGCCCCTGCGGCACAGCCCGTGACGATCCAGATGCCGGCCGGTGGCATGAATGCGGCGAGCGCGGCCGCCATGACGGCCATCGCGTCTCAGCTGGGAAGCGAGGCGGCGGCTTTCATCGCCCGCGTGACACCCTACGTCAAGGGTGGATTCTACGGCTTCTGTATTATTCTTTCCCTAGTGATTATCGAGAAGGTTTACAACGGACCTATTGGTGGCCTTTTGATGTCGGCCGCCAAGGGCCTCATGGTCGTCCTGCGCGCGGGTGCGCCGGTCGCACGCGCCGGCACCGTCAAGTTTGTCAAGGCGGTCGGCCGTCTTCTCAAGGCTCTGTACGCCCTGCCCGCCCACATCCGCGACGCCATCCTCGAGCGCGTGGCCGCCGTCCAGACCTGGGCCCATCGCAAGATTCGCACGGTCCGCGAGGGCCTTGCCGTCGTCCACGGCTACGTCAGATCGAGCCGCAATGCGGTCGTCGGCACAATGCGCCGATCCCTGGCCCGCGTCAGAGCGGCCGGTGCCCGTGTCCGCACGACCGTCGGTGGCTTCCGCCAGCGCCTCAAGGCCAAAGCCAAGGCCAAGGAGAATGCGGCCACAATGGCCCGCAACCAGAAGATCCGCACGAACCTCGCGGGCATCAATCAGCGCGTGACGGCCAATGAGGAGCGCCGTATCCAGTCCCTGATCAACAAGGTCAAGCGGACTGCGGCCCCCCTGACGGCCAAGGAGAAGCGCGAGTACCTCGCCCTCACCCGCAAGGCTGAGAAGCAGGCCCATCGTAACGTGAATGTGGCCATGAACAGCGTCAACAGAAACGCGGCTCAGGCGCTCGCGGCTATGGGTGGCCGCGGGCGCAGTCACTAAGGGTCACACTGTTCGAATCCACTGCCAACGCAGCTCCTGACATATGCCCCTCCAAATTTCATCCTGTTTGTAAAGTTTCTCTTTTGACTTGAGGAGCGGGAAGCACGGCAGGTAGTCGTCCTCGCCGAGCAACTCGCAGAACTTGTACAGGGTGTAAGAATAGCTCAAAAAGTTTTTACGGTCCTTTGGCCGATGTTTCTCAAATGGTTTCTGTATCTGATGGAACATGAGTCTTAGCCGGTCTTCCAAGGCCTGACTCATTGTAGGGGGCTGAATCCCGTTGAGAATCGTCGTGATGTATGGCACGTGCTCGTAGTATTTTGACTTGTCCAGCTTTTTGAGCAGCGCCTTGACCTTTTCATGAGTAATTTCAGAAAGTTCTTTTATTTTTTGTTTTCTAAATTCAGCTCGTAGTTGATCGATAACCTCGGGAGGTACACTCGTCGACTCCTTGGCCTGGAACTGGCTGACCCACTCGTTGAAGTGGTTCTCGCGTTTGTACGAGTAGACGATGTTCTTCTCCATCTCCTGCTCCTCCTTGAACCCAATCTCCTCACCCTGCACGTACTCGACGTAGCCACACTCCACGCACGAGTCCTCGCTCTGCGCCTCGTCAAAATTGAATGAAAAGTTGGCCCCGCAGTTCGGACAGGGCTTCCGCCACTTGTCGATGGTCCTGGCCGAACCGTACACCTCTTCGATATCAGCCAGGTACGCCTGGTATATGTCCTGCCGCTGCACACCCTTGCGCGACGAAATCTTGATGTTGGCCACGGTGCGCGTGCTCGTCTCCGCCGTCGACTCTTGATGATACTCCTTTATAAAGGGTGACGCCCGTGCCATGTACTCGAACATCTCGGTCTCGATGGCCGGTACGTCCCGTGGGTCAGCCGCCGCAATAAGATCCTGAAACTCACGCACCTTTTCGTTGAAACGCGCCTCCATTATCCAGAAATAGTATTTTTGTTTTATATGGACCTAGTCTACTTCTTTTGGCCCAAAAATTTCAAAATTTTGAACATCTACGAGGTCCAAGATCGAACCCTGACCGAGGTTGGCTCCCCGCCCCCCGATGGCGTCACGCGGGTCACGCGGTACCGGCTCGGCGGCCGGGTCCACACGTGCCTCGGGACGTCCTGGCCACCAAAGGGGCACGCGATGCGCTTACCAATCGCGAAGGCATGGGTCGAGTCGACGGGCCGTGACGTCACAGACGACATGAAAAGACTCGAGGGGCCCTCGTGGCTGGTGGGGTCTCGCTGGGTCCCACTGTTTCCCCGGGTCACGGTCTCATGTGGTCTTGGATCTCATGGAATTAATTTTAAAATAAAAGTTTTTAAAAGATTTATTCTGAAGGATGAGGGTTCGATCAAGATCGATTTCAGTCCATTTTTGGAGCGAGGTAAAACTTGACATCTCCGAGGTTGGCTATGCCGTACCGGAACACGATGGGCATCTGATCGTCACTCGAATCCTGCATGAGTTGGACGCTCGAGCACAGACCGGTCGCCTTTGTGAATAGGTTGATGTACTTGAGGTTGTACGTGGCGCTCGTCCGTGTCTTCACCTCGTCCCCAAACTCGAGTATCGTCTCCTGATCCGCAAAGTCCCCACGGCACGCCAACTCGAGCTTCGTCCCGTGACGCGTGATCGTCATGTCGTTCGCCAAGTTGCCCATGTCGCGCGCGACCCTCTGAAAATCGATGCTCGGCATGGTCGTGATGACGTCCATGCAAATGTCCGGGACCTCGAGGATGTCCTCGTTAATGTCCAAGAGCTTCAACTTGAAATTCGTCTTGGACTTTTTGGCCGCATTCTCAATCACACACTCGAGAGAGTCCGTGTCCCTGATGGTCATCGTCAGCGTGTCCGACGGGCCGACCGACTTGAGCAACTTGTACGTGTTGGCCATGTTCAGACCGGCCGCAAACTCCGCCGGACACGTGTACTCTTCAAAGTTCTCTGCGGCCAGAAGCATGTGGACAAGCGTCACACGGGCCGTATCCAGCGTCAGTACCTTCACCCCAGCGGGTGTAAAGTAAACATTCACGTCGTTTATGATATCCTTAAGAACCTCAAAAATACCTTTAATAGCCGAGGCCTGAATAGTCTTCAGGTGCATCCTTGCCTTTTTACTTGTCCGCACTCTTTAGTTGATAAGCCTCCTTTGGATCTTTGTTAATCTTCTCTTTGAGTTCGGCGGTCAGCATGGGTTGCATCGAGGTTCCGTACGCGTCCAGGCTGAACATGTCCGGGCCGCCCTCGTCCCCGTCGAGCGTGGCACAGAACACCCCCGCACCATCCCACATCTCAATCTCCTGGGGAATCATAGACTCGAGCCAATTCTTAACCTCGGCACCCACGAGAATCTGCCCACTGGACGTGATGAGCGTCGGCACGCGCGTCACCTTCTCCGTCTTGGGTCTCCCCTGCGTGGTGACGTTGTGGAATCGGAGCATCTGCCCGAGACTCGGGTGCTCCTTGACGATGCTCAAGACGTCCATGCAGTACTGACATTTGTCACTGAAGACCAACAGGGCCATCCTATTAAGTCGCTCTTCTTTTCTTCATTTTTTTTGGACGCATCAAGTAAATGAAGGCTGACATTGTGATACTCGGATCGGTCGCCGCCATCCTCGGAATCCTGTTCCTGAACTCGTCCTCGGTCGCGGGTTTTGCCGAGCCCGTCACGCCACAGGTCCCCCCGAATGTCATCCAGGTCATCATCGAGGCTCTGCAGCGCCAGGAGCCCTGGCTGCAGCCCGTCGAGACCATCTATGTGACCCCCAAGTCCGGTGCCCAGAGCGGTATCACGTACGACGCCCGTCTCCTGTTCCTGGACACGCGCGGCTTCTTCGGTGTCCAGTACGACGTGACGGCCGGCGTGTCCCCAGAGGGGGCGGTCCAGATCCTGTCCAAGACGAGCTCGAGCTCACCCGACCGCAGCGGCCCCTTCCAGTCCTACGCGCCCGACAAGTACCAGCCATACGAGGACATCAACCAGGCCCTGAACGATCAGCTCACGAGCGTCCTCGCGGCGTCGCGTCAGCTCCCTGGTAAACAAGTGCAGTTTTAATAGAAGGGGATGATCAGTGCATCCGAAATAGCAAGCCGGGAGCAAGCCCGACGCAACCTCCGTAAAGAAACCTACCGCGTCATCATTGAACAATTTTCTCGAAAAATTCAGGCTGCGTCCGAGCGCCGCGAGTCGTCCGTGACCCTCGTCGTCCCCCCTTTCGTCATAGGGTTCCCCATGTACCCCTTTGACGAGGCCATCGTGTACCTACGGCGCCAGCTCGTGATTTCCGGGTACTCTGTGAGTCAGGGGCTCGAGCCTGGTCAGTTCATCGTGAATTGGCAAAAGGCCCGACCCAAGGCGGCGCCTGCCGTAGCCCCGGGAGGAGATTCCGCCGACGACTTTTTTTCAAGTCTCGCGAATTTACAAAAGACGGCCCAGCAGATAAGGTCTCGGGGCAAGTAACTGATAGGAATGAATCATCGTATTTACCAGGCCCTTCTTGAGAATTCCCGCGTGCCCATCATCATAGTGCATGGGCCTGCGGGCACGGGAAAGACGATGATGGCGTGTCAGG